AGATAACTTCAGAAAGCCCATATAGACTTGCATCTGGGCATAATGCTGGGGCTTCTGGCTTTCAACCGACCAATCTTTGAGTTTGCCGAACGTCTTGTCGTTCATGGTCTTGCACTCAAGGACCATCCAATCTTCTGGATATTCAGGGAAGCCCCTACCAACGCCATCAACAGATCCACCAAAATGGCCGGATTCGTCACGCACACTGATCTGCTTGCCGCCCTCGTCCGTATAAAGCTCTACTCCTATGCCGCGCAGTTCCTCGGCAATGCGGATTTCCTCACGATTGCCGGTATTGAACAGGCGCAACATGCGCCCTTCGAACTTGGGCATTACGGCCCACCGGAAAGTGAGCCATAAGTACCTGTTGCAAGAATGCCCGATCAGGGACGCGCCTAGATGGTCGCGAAAGTCTTGTGGTTTGGCCTCGTACCATGCCGTGATGGCTTGGCCCGTCGTCTGATCGGGCTTAGTCACTTACTTACGCTCCCAAGGCTTGGCAGCGACTGGCGCTGCCTTAATAGCCGTGGGACGCGCAACAGGCGCTGGCGCGGCCTTTGCGGGCTTGTAGCCCATAACGCGGTTGCGGGTAGGGTCCTTGCGGTCGATATCCAGAATGATGGTAAACGGAAAGTCGTTCAGCATATCGGTGTCGGACATAGCCTCAATGCCGCAAGCTAAGCTAATGGACTTGAGCGCGGCGCGGGCGATGTTCTCCGCAACCTCGTTGGCATTGTGGATATTCAAACGCTCCCAAATCTTGCGACCGGAAAACTCGCCGTCCACGATCTGGATGACCAGTTCGAGATATTCACCAGTTCCGGACTTAGTGGCCTTCATCTGGTTCTCGGTCACGATGGCAAGATATTCGCCGCGTGGCAGAGGGTCAAAGTTGCTCTTAGGGGCTTCGTATAACGAGACGTCAAAGTCGATGGTAGCCATGTTTTCAGTTCCTATTTGATTGCGTTTGCAAAGGCGTCCCAAGTCAGCGGAATGCTGTCGGGCAGATTGTAGCGGTTCTTGGCCATGTAGGCGGGGCGCTCAGTGGTGAACAGCATACGCTCACCGCTAGAGATGCCCCTGGCCACGGTCTTATTAAAACCAACGTCGTCTTTCTTAACGATGGTCTTGTAGTTGGCGAACAGAACGGCGTCCGCCCATTCCCGCACTACCGCACTGCTGCGCTCTTGCAGCTTGGGTTGGTAGCGATCAAACGGCTCGACCTCTGGACTGTCAAACCGCTTAATGGTGTTGTGCGCTAGCAAGATGACGATCATCTTCTTGTCATTACGCAGCGCATTCATTCCATCCAGAACCTCGCGCCACTTCTGGGCGGCAATCATTGCCCCCTTACCGTAAGCAAGATCCTTGGCGTCATACTTCTCTTCCATCTCACGATGGATGATTGCTTCAAGCCAATCCAGACTGTCAAGGACGACGGTCTTGTAGGGATGCTCTTCAGCGTACAAGGCACCGATTGCGTCCATCACGTTATCCAGTGATTGCGCAATCGGGAAATGCTCGACGTCCAAAGACCCTAGACCGTCCTCTGTAAGGATGAAGATCGGATCAGGAGCGCCAGCGGCAAAGGTAGATTTACCTATACCCTCGACGCCGTAGAGCATGATCCTAGGCGACAGGATCGTGTCATTACGGCTGATGCTTTTAAGGTCAAACGCCATCGTCAGTCTCCGGAAGCTCAATGCTGATAGCGGGCTTTGCCGCCTTGGTGGTGATGTGCTTGGCTAACTTGCGCCACAGGTCGGGCCGCATCTCGCGGATCTTCTTGATACGCGGCTCGTTAAGCGTTTCCTTGTAGCGGATGACCTTGAAGTCATCTGCCCACTCGGCTGTCTCGGTGGTCAGGCTGCTGTAGTTGGCCTTGAAGCTCTCGCTGATATCAATGCCAATCTTAGTACCGTCGTTCAGTGTAAACGTAGACTTGCCTTGCTTGTTAGGCTTGTAATATGCAACGAGGGTTTCTTCGACCTTGAGGCGGCGAGCGTTCGCTTCCTTTTCGTCGGCTTTTGCCACTAACCAAAGTTCGGTCAGGGCCTTGAGGCTTGCATCTTTCATTCGTTTGCTCCGTTTGTGGAAGCCCCATAAGAAACCTATGCAAACCAAAATGCAATATAATTTTTTCTAACAATGTGGATTGTTTTCTCTCCCGGCTCGTGTAGCCTTGGAAGCCCAATCACAAGGATTTTATTATGGCCAGCATAAAAGGCCGGTGCGAACCGGCATATAGTGTGGTACGCCGCTTGGGCGGCGTCACACGCACCGCACTACTTCTCAGCCTTTCAAGTCCCGCAGTCAGCCGCTGGCTTGTGCCGTTCGGCTCGTTTGGCACGGGCGGCAAAATTCCTCAGAAGTATTGGGATGACATCCTAGCCTTTGCGAATCGCACTGGCATAGCGATTGACATCTACGACCTGTCTGGCACCCCCCGCCCATAAGGCACCCAATGGACAACTCAGAATTCCTTCGTGCCGTCTATGGCACGGTGCAGGACAATTACGGCTGGACCACCTCTTTTGCCTCCGATCCCAATAAGTCTGAGCCTACCGTATGGTCGGGCATGGCTTGGACGGGGACGCCAGGGCAGAGCAACATCATTGACCGGCGGGTCGGCGACAACAACTTCTTCTGCGTGTCCGTCATGGCCGCGCCGGATAAGAAGCGCCGATCTAAGGACACGTTTGTTCGCCTCTGCGTCCTGCTGGCAGACGACGCCCAGCCTGACGACCTGTTCGGCAACCCGTCCTACATCATCGAGACTAGCCCCGGAAATTACCAGATCGGGATCTTGATCGACCGCGACGACGCAGACGCCAAGGATCAGGGCCTCATTGATCTGGTGCTTCAGCGCATGGCAGCAGCTAACCTGATCGGCGCGGATTCCAGCGGCAACAACATTGTCCGCTATGGCCGTCTTCCGACAGGCTGCAACACTAAGCAGCGTGACACAGGCACCTTTGCGACAAAGGTTTTGCAAGCCGATCTGACGGCCTCCTATAGCCTTGCTGACGCTGTGGCTACATTCGGTCTGGACCTTGAAGAAATCCGCTCTGGCGCTCGCGCAGCGCCGTCAGCGGCTAAGGATTTGGACAAGACCAGCCTGACGGCGGTTGATCTATATAAGTCCCTTATAACCACCAACATGGATGAGCGGTCCTATCACGACCCCCTGCTGAAGCTGTCTTCAATGATGATCGCGGCAGGCATGGCTCCCGGCGCGGTGGTCAATAACCTTCGCTCGTTGATGCTCGCAACGCGGCCAGAGACTGGCGCGGATCTTGCCCGCTGGGAAGCCCGCTTCGGCCAAGACCTGTCGCGGATGGTGGCTACGGCTGAAAAGTATGCGCCTAGCGAAGAGCGTATCGCGGAACTGTCGCCCGACAATTTGTTCATGGGCATGGAGGCCCTTGGCGAGCGCACCCGCAACGTCCGCTGGGCGGTCAAGGGTCTGATCCCAGAGGACAGCATGGGCATGATCTTTGGTGCCTCTGGAACGTATAAATCATTCATAGCCATCGACCTGGCCCTTCACATGGCCCACGAGATGGATTGGGCCGGCGCCCGCACTAAGAAGGGCGCTGTTGCCTATGTCGCGGCAGAAGGCGGCGCTGGCATTTACCGGCGTTTGCGGGCTTGGCACGATCAGTTTGGTTTAGTGCCTGACGATAGTATCAATATCTGTATTACCCCCCTGCTGCTGTCGGCCATTGAAGAGGTCAAGGCCATGCGGGTTGCCATTGAGGCTTTGCCGCAGCCGCCTAAGCTGGTTGTGATCGACACCCTGTCCCAGACCTTCAGCGGTGACGAAAACTCATCGACGGACATTGGCGATTATCTCCGCATGATCAATACCGAAATCCGCGCGGCGTTCAATTGCACGGTTATCGTTGTCCACCACACAGGCCACAGTGCGGCAGAGCGTCCGCGTGGTTCGTCTGCCATTACGGCCAATCTTGATTTTATACTTGGCGTCTTCCGGCCAGACCCTGAGAAACAGATCGCCCGCATGAGCGTTCACAAGATGAAGGACGGCGACAAAGTTGACGATGTGTTTTTTGAGATGGAGCGCATTGTTCTAGGACAGGACGATGACGGCGATGAAATATCATCTTTGGTGGCCAAACACATGGAAGGCGTCACATCTGCTGCAATGGCAACCGAACGCGGCAGAGGGTCCAAGTACGAGCAAGTCATTATGAAGCTGCTCATAGACGGCAGAGCGGTGTCAGAGCAAGAGATGGTCGCCAGCATCCCCAACGAGAATTCTACCTACGCCACAAGGGGGATCAAGCGGTCGCTGCAAAAGATGAGCATGGCAAAGCAGATCGTCATGATGGGCGGCAAGATGTGGAAAATAGCCTAAAAAAATCCCCGGCTCGCTAATTAAAGCGTAGGCCGGGGAAGTTGGCTCGGTCCAGGAGAGACACAAGCTAAGATTGGTGTATAAGTGCCTCATCGTCAATGGGGGATTGAGGCCAATGGCTCTAAAATCAACTGACATTCCAGAAAGCGAATTTATAGCGGCTTGGGAGAAATCCTATTGCAGCCCTCAAGGAACCGCCGATCTGTTGGGTTTAAGTGTCAGGAGCGTCTATTTGCGCCGCGCCAATATGGCTAATAAGGGCGTCATCCTTCAAACCAATCCCCAAACTACCGGACGCGGATATCAATATGGCTGGCAAACCGACGTTGGCCGAGCCTACAAGCGCCAAAACGATTTATGGCTAGAAAATGGCGTTATCGTAGTTTTCTCGGATGCGCACTTTTGGCCGGATGAAGATCAAACCATCGCCAATATGGCGCTGCTTGAATTGATCAAAGACCTTAAGCCCGCTGTTATTGTAGCCAACGGCGACATTTTCGACGGGGCCAGCGTCTCACGCCACCCGCCTATCGGATGGTCCAAATTACCCTCGGTCAAAGAGGAATTAGAAATCTGTGATGAACGGCTACACGAAATTGTGCTGGCGGCACCTGGCACCCGTCCTCAATTGTTCTGGAACGTCGGCAACCATGACGCCCGATTGGATCGCACCCTCTGCACGGTAGCCCCCGGCTTTGAAGGCACGATTCTGCGGCTTGAGGATCGGTTCCCAGCTTGGAACATGGCTTGGTCGCTCAACGTCAATGAAAATACAATGATCAAACATCGCTATCACAATGGCGTCCACGCTGCGTACAACAACGCCATGAAATCCGGTCGCTCTATCGTTACAGGACACCTTCACAGGCTCGCGGTGACGCCGTGGGGAGATTATAACGGCCATAGGTGGGGCGTAGACACAGGATGCCTTGCAGAGCCTAACGGGCCTCAATTTGACTATGCCGAGAATAACCCTAATCCTCACACGTCTGGCTTTGCCGTGCTGACATTCCGCAACGGCGAACTCCTGCCCCCAGAACTATGCTGCGTCATCAAAAACGTCGCATATTTCAGAGGGCAAGCGGTGGTTGACGGCAACTAAGAGCCGTACACTTTGTTTGTGGCCCATACGCCAAGACGGCGCAGCCCTCGGTCACTGGCTGCGATTCGCGCAGCCGATAGCGTGGTCAGACCCATGCGGCGGTGATGCTCGCAATATGAATGCTCTACGGACCTTAGTTCCCCGCACATAAGGGCCTCGTCCGCTTGGCCTAATGCGAAATCTTCCACAATCCATTTGCAGCCGCGTGGGCGTAAATTCGCCAATATGGCCGCGTGTTCTCCTGTAGGCTCTTGAACCACGATAACCTCCTGCACTGGCTTGGGTTTGGGTGTAGGCTTAGGGAATTGAAATAGGGCGGCTTTGGCCGGATATGGCGTCATTATCTTGGCCGCGTTGGCGCGGTTGATCTTTTGGCCTTGGGCCTTCTTGAACGATATGACGCCTAGCGCCAACTCAGGGCGCAGCCCTTTGTCTCTCAGGCGGTTTAACTTGCCAATGATGGCATTACGGGTCAGGCCATTGCCTAGGGCTGTCGCGATCTGGCTGGCACTATCGCCGTGTTTGTACATCTGCAAAATCTTGTCGATGGACTCCTGCGTCCACTTAAAATCACCCGTTTTCATTTCTCGGTTTCCTTAGTTTGCCCTTGGGCCAGCCTTTATGGCTTTTTCTCATTCGATTGATGTTGGCGTAATATTCCGAATCACCCCGACGCTTGGCCTCTGCCATCGCCCATCTGGGATAATCGGGCGATTCGACGGGCGGTGGTTCGGGTTCGTCATGCAATCCCAGCCAAGCGCAAGGCTTGCACAGCCAGGTATCTAGAAATTTCATGACGCCTAGGTCGGTCCCGCATTCACTGCACCGGCTCATCTTTACGCCTCTTAAGCCAATTATTGATGGCGACGTGATAGGCAATCGTCACTTGCTCCAGATGGTCGCGGGCCTTCTGATGCGCCTCGTCTGCCATTTCCCATGCAAGGCGGGCTTCGAGCCATTGCTGTTGGATTTCGTCTATGGGGTCGGTCATTGCCCATCCTTGGGCTGTAGGTTTTTGTCGATTATATTCACAGCAATAAGTATCCTCCACGCTTTGTAAAAACAAAAGACAGAAACAAACCCGAAAATGGTAGCGGCCACGTTAAAAAACAGTTCCATTACACTTCCTTCTTGGGCTGTAGGGCGGCTCGGGCGTCGGATTTAAGCCAACAATCATCCCAAAGACCACCTTTGCTGTATTCGTCAACGGCGTTATCCCAGCCCTCGGCGTGGGCAACGTGTATCAACTCCCGCAGCCGCTCGATCTGCGCCGCGCTTTCCTCTCGGCCTTGTTCACGGCCTTGCTGAAAGGCCGCGAAAGTGAGTTCTTCTATAGTCATTTGATGTCCTCCTTGGGCTGTAGGGCGGCGCGGGCCGGGGGTGTGGTCAGGGTCAGGCTCATGCGAGGACCTCAAACATGTCGGGCTGAGCTTCTGAGCGAAACATCCGTTTTTTTGCGGAGGGGTCGTAATCTTCCCACCGCACGGCCCGGTATAAACCAGTCACGGCCCACCGCTGAAACCGCTTCAGGTCCTTGCGGGTTAAGTCGAAGACCATCGGATATGGGCGAATGCCGCGTTCCACCATCAGGCCAAATCGGCGATGTATTCGCTCCCATGTCTCGTTCTTGTCGAAACCGACCAGCATGTAGGCCATCAGGTGCGTAGGCGGGATGCCGTGGGCATCTAGGATGTCAACGCCTTTGAAAAACACCGCCTCGTCTTTGAGGTTGTCCCACGCTGTGTAAAGGCGTCGACTGGTGAAGCTGTTGTCTCGGTATTGGATCGAAGCCAAAGCCTGCGCGACTTCAGGTGTCACCGCTCTCACGTTGATCCCCTGCGAAAAGCAGACCCTGAAACCACCCTCTCGGATTTCGTCAATCCGGCGCTGCCAATCAGGTCCGCCAAAAAAGTCATTGTCTAGGAGGTGGATATTTTTAGGGTGTCCATCTCCGCGCCAGATATTGACGACCGTGCTTTCATGACGCGGCTTCCCCTCTTTTGTGGGAACGACGCAGAATTTGCATGAGAGGCGACAGCCGCGTTGCGTGAAGCCTAAAGAGGCGGTGAAATCGGGCCAATGCGAATAATCTAGATCAGGCCAGTCGCCGATCACTTCCTCAACGGTTTGAAGGTTCCCCGATCCCGTTCCTCCGATAATGGCATCGGGAAATTCGCGCTTAAAACGCTCGATCTTCTCAGCCGAAAATTTAAATATCGCTGATCCGTAGACGATATCATATTTCGGCTCATCAAGTAGGCGCAACGCACCGCGCTGAAAATGGACGACATCACCCTGCGCCTTGTGCCAAGACGACAGCCGCATCAAGGCCAAATTCGGCAGCTTTCCATCAAGCTGTGTAAGTCTTACTGTTTTCATCATAAGTCTCCGGGCCGCTTGTTAAGCTGACGCCCGTCCCTAGGGGTTAAATCAAGATCAACCGGCTCTGGCGGCGTCCAGCCCTCGCGGGCGTCGTCTAGTTCGTCGTTCGTCATTTCGTCTCTCCCATAATTTCTGACAAAATGCCCAAGCCTTCGGGCGTGAAATAGTATCCGGAGCCATAGCGATTCTTAATCGTGTCCGGTCCCAGCTTGTAGCGGATGCGGTTGATTTGGACGCGTACGCTTGCCTTGGACGATTCACCGCCAAGGGCAAAGGATAGCAGGGAAGACGTCACCCCTGCCCCCTGCGCGGCCCACAGGGCCTCTATGATGATCTCTTGTTGGCCTGTAAATCCTAACGACAAGGGCGTGATAGGCGTCGATTGTAATGACCTAGCCTTGAGCCTTTTGATGACACCGACAAGGCGCTTGTTTTCGTGCATGAGATGAACGCATTGCTGACAGCTCATGCCTTGGGCCTCGGGCGGCAAGCGACGCAATCGTAATAACCGTCTCTAACCGTGATGCGGGCGGTTGCGCCTTTGGGCATGAATGATCCGCAACGGCACCTGGCCGCGTGGAGGATTGGGCGGATAGGGGGTACGGTCATGCGAAAATCACCCAAAGGCCTGTTAGGATGGCGAACCACATTGCACCGCCAAGGGCGACGTAAAGCACGTCCCATAGGGTGCCACGTGATGGCTTCGCGTAAAAATAGCTATCCTTTATCTCTAAGATAAATCGTGGCTTAGGGCGTGCCGCCATGCGGGCGGTTTCATAGGCCATAATGGCGCGGTTGATTTGGTCTTGATCGTGTGATTTTTGGTCGGTCATGGCTTAATAATCCTGCGGGTCTTGTTCGGTTTCAAGGTGCATATCTTCGCCTTGCGCTTCGATGTCGGCGCATAGGCGTTCGGCAATGCCGGGGATTTTGAATAGGTTGCGCTCGACAATTAGGCGCGAGGGGCGGTCAAGATCTTTCAGCAAATCATAGCTGCGCGTATTGCCTATTTCGTCTGTAAAATTGACCCAAAGAAAACACAGGGTCAGGTCTTGAACCTTTTCGTCCTCATAGCGCCAATAGTCGCCGTCTACTTCGATTGATACGCCATCCAATTCAAGCTGAGTGGTTATGGTTGCGTGGGTCATGTTGTGCTCCTGTTTGCGTGGTTGGATTTATAACTAAAAGATTGCGGGAGGGTTAATCACGAAAGCGTGATCAATAGTGATGCAGGGGCACGTCATAGGCAGACGATAGCGCGATAGCGTGCTCCATAGCCTCATCAAAATCGGCATGGTCTGACTCAATGCCATGATCAAACTCGCCATCCTCAAGCTCGGACCGCGCATAGACGGTCCATCCTGTTGGCGTCTCGTTATCGTCGCAATATTCAACGCTACCGTCTGAATGAGCGATAAAGGCATGAATGCAGATGGTTGATATCGTCATGGGTCTATTCCCCTTTGGCTTTGGCGATTGCGGCGCGGGCCTTATCGGCAACGAAAGCTAAATCCGTCGTGTCTCCATCGGAATCGTCATACCAATCGGCAAAGGCTGTGACGATATCCAAAAGTGCGGGGGCGGCGGTTTGCAGCTTGTGCGCGGTATCGTTTAGCGTTGACGTTAGCCAAACAAACCCGGCCTTAGTTGAGCCTCCGGCCTTAATTTCAGGCCATTGCATCATGCCTTGCAGGGCTTTAGCGGCGCCGTGATGGTTGCCCTCAATGCCTAGGCTGTAATCCCAAGCCCAAGTGAAGCGCATTCCGCTAGGCGTGCTAGCGATGACGCGGGAGCCACGATTGTTGGTTGGTCCTACGTAGCGTGTTTCGATGGATTGATGAGTGTTCATTTGGTTTGATCCTTTGGGTTAGGGTTGGGTTAGGCTGCGAGGGATTGGCAAGGCAGTGCGGCGCACAGGGCGGCATGGTAGGCGTCGAGCGCCTCTTGCGCTTTGATAAGCAAGGCAGCATCGCCTAAACGTTCTGCGCGGCATTGTGCGTCTAGGGCTGCGAGCATTAGTGCGCTGAGTTGGGCTTTGGTCATGGTCTGTGTCCTGTTTG